ATGCTATTCGTGATGAAATTAAAGAAGCAGTACTAGCGGCTGCCGCGGCATCAGATAACGCTGGAAACTTGCCTGCGGGAGTCAAGCGTCTTATTCAAGACATGACAGCACCCAAGATGAATTGGCGCGAATTATTGCGTATGCAACTTGAATCTACAATTAAATCGGATTTTACTTGGATGCGAGCAAGTCGTAGAGGTTGGCATATGGATGCGGTAATGCCTGGTATGCAACTTGATCCGATGATTGATATCGCTATAAGTATTGATGCTTCGGGTAGTATGCTTGATAAAATGCTTAAAGATTTTTTAGCTGAGGTACAGGGCATTATGGATTCCTTCCCAGCATACAAGATTCATATTCTCACTTTTGATACACAAGTATATAACCCACAACAATATGATAGCGAAAACCTAGACACTATCTGCGATTATGAAGTACACGGGGGCGGTGGCACAGACTTTGATTGTGTATTTGATTACTTTAAAGAAAACGATATCCAACCTAAGCGTCATATTATGTTTACGGACGGTTATCCAAACGGCAGTTGGGGTGATGAAAACTATTGCGATACAGTATTCATTATGCATGGCACTACAAGTATTGTTCCCCCATTTGGACAATATGCTTATTATGAAGAAGAGAAAACACACTAAGGAATAATTATGAATAAATTTAAATTATGGTATCTTAACAATCGAACTGAAATCACTTGGTTTTTAATGGGTTGGTTAGTATTAGCCGGGATTCAAGATTTGAGTCACGAAAACTATATTGGCGCTTTAATTTCATTTGGTTTGGCGTATATTAACTATAAACTCAAGTAAACTCAACCCAATTTTACCAAAATGCCTCTTTTATGGGGCATTTTATTTTTAGCAAGCCTTATTCTTTATTAAATATCTATATGGAAAATTCAACTCAAATCACTGTAGCAGATCTTGGTGCTCTTCATGGCATAGTAGATCTAGCGGCGTCTCGCGGAGCATTCCGTGGAGCCGAATTAACACAAGTTGGTGCTATCTACGATAAGCTCACAACTTTTCTAAATGATGTAATGGCACAAGCTAAAGCAGCTGCTGAAACTAATGCTATTACCGAAGATGGAGAAACAATTACACCCGATGCCGCCAAGCCAACTAGCGACGCACCACAAGGAGAATAATATGGCACAGATTAAACACGTAGGCAGAAATGGTGACCGCAAGGTCCTAGTATTATATCGCGAAGTTCCAGGTGACGAGCACATGTGCTTGGTAGTCTATCCTGAAATTTTAAATGCTTCATGGCAGGATGCTATTCAAAAGGTTGTAGAAAGTGATGTTGGTCAGCAGGCTATTCAATTAGCTGACGCACTACATCGTTCTTTCTTGCCAGACGGTCGTCCTATTCTTGAAACATTACACACCGAGCGTATGATTAAAAAAATTCGTTGCTCCGATGTAATTATGACTCCTAGTACAAACGCAAGTGTTCGTTTAGATGAACTTAACAAGTTAGTCAACGAAATGAACAAAGGCGCAGAAGCTATGAAAAAGATGGAAGAGAACGAAGCATCAAGAGGTATGGTTGATCCACAAGTTAAACGTGCCGCCGAAGCCAAGTATAAAGAAGAGCAACTTTCTAAACAACAAGCTGCTGAATCTCGTTACCAAACCCCAGATACACTCAGCGCACCGCAAGATGGTGTATTAAGTGATCGTGCCATTGCCGCCAATATGTTAGCCCAAGCTAAGAAGATGGAGCAAGAAGCTACTGCTATGATTTCAGAAGCTGCTCGTATGAAAAAAGATGCCGAGCGTATGGTACCAGGAGTTAATCCAGCAGAAGCTACTTGGACTCCAGCAGAACCAGAGGCTCCCAAGCGTCGTGGCCGTCCACCTAAAGCAGAAGCCGCGGTGACCGATGCTGCCAATTGATGAGTTGGTTGACCAGTGGGAAATTATTGTTAAAGAAGTAAACAAAACAGATGTACCACTGGAGTGCATTAAAAAAATTATAATTAAGTTAAATAGCGGTAAACAAAAAACTATTAACTTACATACACTTATCAAACAAGGGCTACAAATCGAAGATATCAACGCATTAGTTTCCAGAACATTTGCTGAAATGGATACTGAGATTAAAGACGTTGACTTTGTTGTAGATATTAAAAGTGTTGCGGCATTAGTCCAACCTGAAACAGATAAGATATTGGGCAAACTTTAGGTTGTAAAATTCCTAAAGTTCTGCTACAATATCAATATGATTAAAATCAATTTTCATAGTTTTGGTATGGGTGATGTAGAAGACCCCGAACTTTATGCGGCGTTTCCGTTAGGTGAATTTATGGAGACAGAAAAAGGCAAATGGATCAAATCTAATTGTAAGGATCCAAAATATATTATTCGACCTGATAATGCTACATTTGGCAATCGCATAATTGTCTACGGCGAAGTAGAAGAAAAACTCGCAACAGAATATTTTTTGAAGTGGGCTGAATGAAAATCTTAGTAACCGGCGGCCTTGGATTTATCGGACATAATGTAGTTCGTATACTCGAAAGTTTCCGTCACGAATGTGCTATTATAGATAGCAAAACTGATTATGGCATTATACCTAAAAGCGAATTAGATTATCTAATGACCGAACGACTATGTAGAATTCGAACTCGAAATATTACGCTAGCTGATATTTCTGAACCATTTGACGATAGTATATTCGACGGTGTGGATGTTGTTATACATTTAGCTAGTTTTCCTAGACAAAAAGTAGTTAACAAGAACCCTGTACAAGGTAGCAGGGTAATGATTGAAGGATTACTTAACTTACTAGAGCAAAGTGTTAAACACAATGTAAGGAAATTTGTTTATGTTAGCAGTAGTATGGTGTATGGCAATTTTAATAAACACGCTGTATTTGATGGCATTGATGAAAGTAGTGATTGTAAACCCATAGGCCAGTACGGCATTATGAAATTAACAGGCGAGTGGCTAGTAAAAGATTATAGCAGACAACATAAATTAGATTACACTATTGTTCGCCCTAGCGCAGTATACGGTCCATACGATGTTGAAGATAGAGTAATCAGTAAGTTTTTAACACAAGCCATGCGAGGCGAAGAATTAACAGTTAATGGCATCGACGATGCTTTAGATTTTACTTATATCGACGACGCTGCGATGGGCATAGCACTAGCGGCTATTAGCGAAGATACAAAAAATACTGTTTACAATATTGCTCGCAGCAAATCTTATACCTTAATAGAAGCTGCCAAACTGATAGTTAATATAGTAGGCAAAGGTTCCGTGTGTGTTAAAAATCGTGATGTTGATTTTCCTGTTCGGGGACAATTAAATATACTTAGAGCTAAAAGCGATTTTGGATATTACCCTACAGTTGATTTAGAAGCAGGGTTACTAGAATATTATGATTGGCTTAAAAATGCTTGATGTTTATTATATTCCCATAGAAAAAATAAAAAAAATAAAATGGGAAGGCAATGCTCAATTATATGACACAAAACTATACAATTTAGGCCAAGATCACAATGAATTTATTATTGCTAATCCTGATTTTTGCAACTATCAGTTTTATAAAAATATAAAATCTTTGCCTTTAAGAAGTTCTAATCGATGTGTAGTTTGGAAATATGAAGGACAATGGATAGCAAAATATTTTACTGCTGAATGGATCAATGAACAAAAGTATTGGGAAGTAGATCTTAAACTTGACTGGGTCAAAAATCCAGCTATCGATTCATCCATTGTATTCGAAGATATAATTATCCAAGATTGGTATGATTTAAATTATGAAATGACTTGGTATTTAGATTCGCGATTTAACCTTACAGCAGATAAAATTTGGGTGGCAAAATGTCAGTTATCAAATACCGATACGTTAGGTACAAAAGACATGGGATATGTTTCTCCTAAAATAACATATAATCCAGAACTTCCCAATTTAGAATATACGATTACTGAAAGAATTCCATATTATGATTTAGTATACGAACACATATGGTTAGTCGATGATAGTATGACTGGTAACAAATCAAATATATGGGCTGTTAAAATTACTCCAACAGATTCACTAGGTACAAAAATAGCAGGAACAGTTAAAATCAATTTGCCAAAACAGTTAGATGTAGTATTCATAAGTTATAATGAACCTAATGCTGAAGAAAACTGGCGTCGAGTTTTAGAAAAGTCACCACATGCATATCGGATAAACGGCATCAAAGGTATAGTAAATGCTCATATATGTGCTGCAGAATTATCAACTACTGATATGTTTTATGTAGTCGACGGAGATGCGTATTTAACTGATGATTGGGACTTTGAATATCAACCAAGTATTTTTGACCGCGATTGTGTTCATGTATGGCGCAGTATAAATCCTATAAATGATTTAGAGTATGGGTATGGTGGAGTTAAATTGCTACCTAAACAACTAACTTTAGATGTAGATTTAAATTGTGTCGACATGACTACTAGTGTTAGTGATAAATTTAAACTAATGAAAAAAATAAGTAATTCTACTAATTTTAACACTGATGAATTCAATACATTTCGCAGCGCATTTAGAGAGTGTGCTAAATTAAGTAGCAATATTTTAAAAAGACAACAAGCAAGAGAAAGTATGAAAAGATTAGATGTTTGGTGTACAGCTGGTGAAGATAAAAAGTTTGGAAAATGGTCTATTGCTGGAGCACTTGCTGGCAAAAAATTTGGATTGTTTTATCAAAATAACACCGATGAATTACAAAAAATAAATGATAGTGAATGGATACAAAACAAATTTAATGAATTGTGTTTTAATAAATAGGTACTATGGAAAACGAATTAGGTTATTATTCAGTTAATAATCAAAAATATACAAACAAAATTCAAGCTGTTTTAGAAGCACAAAAAACCTTAGCTGAAATTACTTGGAATTTTCATAATGATATCTTTAATCAAATTGACTGGCTTACTGAGCCCGATCTTTCGTTAGATATACTGTACAAAATGCGGGCTCAGCAAATACGCGATAGATACGACTATGTTATTGTGATGTGTAGTGGCGGTGCTGATAGTACCAATGTTATAAAAAGTTTTTTAGATAATAATATTCATGTAGACGAAATAGTAGCAGGAGCGCCCATGTCAGGTTTAAATAACTGGAACTGGAATGATCAAGATACTTCAGTAAACAATACTATAAGCGAAACCAAATATGCGCTATTTCCACTATTAACTAGTATTGCTAGCCAATATCCTAATGTAAAAATTACATTCAATGACTATTTTGAAAATATTATAAATTATAAAACAGACGAATGGTT